GCTATACAACACCGACCCTTCTCCACAACTTCATGAATTATAGAACAAAATTGAAGAAGATCTTCATCTGATAATTTTTCGGGAGATTTGTAATCGAGATCTACAAAAAATTTGAAAATATCAGTCTTCTGCTCTACAACGTAAAGTTTCTCACCTGATTTCACAGCTTCTACACATCTTGTGTAGAATTCATTCGTTTCTTCGACGGGGACATTGAGAATCCCCCCGTCCATGAGAACATGGGTCGCGGGCCCCTTGGGGACCCTCCATTTGTTTACCATTCTATTTAAAACGCGTTTATTCTTTAATCACTGCTCAAAAACGACCAGAATGATGACGACTTGGCCTCGGGCTTGGGTGGTGGTGGCGTCTTCTTGGCCCGAGCCTCATTCTCCTCTTCTACTTTTTCAATTTCGTAACACAATTTACGAAGAGTCATGTCTGCTGCAAGCTGCTGTGGTTTGGACCCGTCCCCCCTGAGACTTGCGAGAATAGTCGCCAACTCAAGTTTTGACCGCGTCATCCTATAGTAAGTGCGAAGCACTTATTTGTTCCACACGGAACGCGGTCTTTTAGCATCTCAGATTGAATGGAGTTCTTTGAGTTGACGACAGAGCCTGATGAAATTCTGGGTTGCCCAATACGTGTTGGCGAATCATGGGCCACAGATTAGGGCGTTTGTCGATTGCGTCGAGGGTTTCAAATTTGCAATCGTCATTTTCATCATAGTTCTTCCTGAATGGTACGATATTTCCCTCCATCTTTTCCTTTTCTTCTGTGAACCTCCGAACTATGTGTCTATGTTCAATAGAGGTCATGGGAAGGTCGAATACATAGACGTGATAATGGTTCAATACATCAACACCATCTTCTAGGTCCCGAGGTTCAGGAGTATTCGTGACGAATTTGAAATAGGCGTAGGCGCCTCTTTTCAAATTTATCGTACCGCGTGTTTCTTCTTCGAGTTCTCGAACCGCACACCGAAGTGGGTTATAGACCTCTCGTCGGCGACACCCGCCAGTTACAAAAGTCCATTCTTTGTAACGTCGATCGTGAACGACCAAAAAATGGGGAATGTCATTCACTCGGCTCACGGGTATTGCTATCGCTTTGTGTCGTTCTCGAGGCATGTTTGCTCTCTACTGATAGTTCCGGACCAAAAAATTTACCGAGGGTTCGCGAGCGTGGGTCATAAGTTACTAGAAACACGAGAGCTGCGATAACAACCCAAAAAATCCAGTGCATTTAATTTTGGTTATGAATTTAGTTGGCGTACAGGAGCGACCCCAGACCGTTCTGGATCCGGAGCACGTTGTAGTTCACTGCGTACAGATACGTGCTGTTCAGCAGGGTCGCCAAGCCCGACGCCAAGCCCGTGGGCACGACGATCCGGAACGTGTCGATGCGGGAGAAGTTTAGGGTGCCCGTGGGCTGGAGCTTCGAGGTGTCGAGGCAGTAGCTGATGATGCCCACTGATGGCGTGCGCGTGTCTTGGCCGTTGGGCAGGTAGCCATATGGAGTATTGTAGTACTGGGGAATGTCTACCCACTGGGGCAGATGCTTGAACTCGCCGACGTCAACACCGTTCACCTGAGTCTTGAGCTGGTATGCAGATGCCGTTGCGGGCGACGAGTTATAAGCGTCGCCATAGTGGGGCGTAGAGAAGGCGAGGAACTTCACGGGCTGGGCCAGAGCCACCTCGAAGTTGGTGGTGGCGGCACCAGTTGGCACGAGCGTGCGCTGGACCTGAGTGATGAGCAGGTCGATGGGGGTCGTCTTGGCAAAGTATTCACGCTCGGACTGGTCGAGGTAAACGAAGCTGGTCCAGCAAATGTACTGGAGTGCGTTGTAGTTGGTCGCCGAGCCAGTTGGGGCACTGGCGGGCAGGGACGCCCACGTGATGCGGAGCTCCACATCGTGCATCTGTAGCGCCACGAGAGGCAGGGACACGGACCAATCCTTGCAGAAGAAGAACTTGAGGGCGTAAAATGGAGTGATGGCATTCGTGGGGTACTGGTAAGTTCCTGCATTACCCACGAGTGCGCGCTGATTCTGATTCTGGGCACCAGTCACAGGCTCGATGGTGGTGGAGTAGGTGAAGTCATGGGTATCAATCACCTGTCCGCCGATCATAAGCTCAACCTTGTCGATGACGTTGGTCCAATTCACGGTTGGGACCAGAGCACCGGTGCCGTCACGGGCGGTGAAATACACGTAGTTGATCAGGTCACCCTTCTTCTCAAAACGAACTGTGGAAATACCGCCTGCAATTGGGGTGCCCTGAATGATCTGACGCTCCACGCTGCTCGCATAGTGAGTGTAGCGCTTGTAGTTTGACCGGAAGAAAGAAACCTCGGGCTTGCCGGTCAGCCAAGCATCCTGATCACCTGTTGCTACGAGTTGAACGATACCACCGCTCATTTTACAATTGGTCTAGATTATTTTGGGGCCTACTGAACGGCAAGAGGAACCATCGCAACTGGATTTTTCTCAAGTTGCTGAATTGCAATATCAAGATATTCTGGTGCCGCCATGGGATTTTCTTTAGCTTTCATCTCATTGAACTTGTCGAATTCTGGCGCCTGATAGTTCTGGAATCTCGTGCCGTTCATATGAGAAACGGGGACGGGCACGGACTCGACGCGAAGGTTCGTCATAGCACCGCCTTGGCCTAAGGGATCGGCGCGAACATTCATGCACTGGCCGTTCCCTGCACGGTCTGCGTTCATGCGATTGTCGCTCGACCGTGTAAGCGTCTTGTCTGTGTACGCTTTCGAGCCGACGGCGTAGGGCTGAGCAACGTTGTATTGCGCTGGGCCATATTCTTGGCCATCGGTGCGAGTTCCAGTCTCTTGGCGAACAGTCGTCCGGCGGGTCTTGAGGAAGTCTGGACGGCCCTCGGCGCCCGTAACCGCGCCTCCTTGGCCACCTGCACGACCCCGTGCAGGGTCGCGATGCCAAGCCTTTGTCTCCTTGGCTTGGTGTGTGATATCACCGATGACCGTACCGCCGTTCTTGATAAATGCATCAGCTGGACCGGCGCGGCCCTCGAGAGTCGTGAGCCGCTCCTCATTAATATTATTGGGCAAAACACGGAAAAACTGCTGAAAACCGCCAGTCGATGGCACATCCGCCCCGACGCCAAGACCTGGGCCAATTTGCAGACGCTCGACTGGCGCCAAATTATTCATTTTATTCGTCACGTACTGACGATTGCTAAAGTCATATATGGGCTGACCAAAGGGGAACCGATTCGCATCGGGTGAGACGTCCTGTAGGCTCGGGATTTCGTTCTTGGGCTGAAGCCGCCAATCTCCCACGCGCCGACCGACGTCGGGGGTCATGATCGCAACGTCAAAATAATCCTTGGCGTGATCGCGTGAATTAGCCATCATATCTATGTCCCGCCGAGTGATGACTGGGGGTCGCGTGGTTGTCGGCTTGGCCGCCGTCTGTCCATCTGAACTATCGGCGAGTCTCTTACCGGCAAACACAAGACCAACTACTGCTGCTAGGGCCAATGGGTCCATTATTAATACATACAGAGAAAAAGCTTACTTCTTAAAATATCGCTGAGTAAACATCGTGTTCTGATTCACTGCATAAGTGCTTACTGGATCAACGGTGTTGAACCGGATTGGAAGATCCACGTAGCTGTTGGGGAAATCGTATGGGTGCTCGGTGGCGTTCTTCTTCCACGTCGTCGTGCTGCGCTCACGAAGATCTGACCCCGCATCGGCCAGATCCGCCAACACAACCGTTGCGGGACGCATAGGCACTTCGGTCTGGAGAAGAACGGGACTAAAATCCAGCGTCTGCGGCATTATTATAATATTGAGAGATAATAAAATGGTTTCCGCTCCGCCCACTGTCCGCAGTCCTCGCAGGGCGCGGTCCGCAGAGACGCGTCGGGCACCTCGCCCATCTCCGATGCGACCCGCATCACTTCCCACGAATATCAGCTACTCGCCCAACCCCAAGGCGAGACGGGCCCATTCCGCGTCACCTGGAGTGCGGGAATGGCGGGGCAAGCGCACGCCTCCTCGGTCTGCAAAGCGCGCGAGTGGAGGCGGTGCGGGGCGTTTCGCCAAAGGACTCACGTCATTTCTGGCTCTACAGAGTTTGTTGAAGGGGGCGAAGGTCAATGCCCCGTATGTGGGAGCGCCGGGCAAGGCTCTGGCCGTATGGCCTTTGGGCTCGAGAGTCCCAGAACCATACTTGGGCCTGACGCGGACTATGGCCATGAATTACCCTTGGGCGCTCTCCAAGTTCCCAGCCGTAGAGCGAACGCCCCTAAGACGGCCTCGTACGTGCGGTCGCAAGGCGTGTCTGGCTGGCCAGCCCAACCGTAGTCTGTATGAACCGACGTCGATTCGGAGCCATATCTACGGTACCAAAGTGCCGCGCAAATTTG